AGATAAGAGTAAAGAGTTAGTAAAGAGAGTACGTTTTCAAGAACCAAGTTTGGAAGAAGCGATGGAATCATTCGAACTTGCGGGATCATCTCGCGACGAAGGCGAGAAATTTTGGAATTACTACGAATCAAACGGATGGAGAGCGGGCAGAAACAAGATGAAGAATTGGAATGCTGCCGCTCGAAATTGGATAAAACGAAGCAATGAATTTACAACAAACAAAACAGCAGCTCCAAAGCAACCAAGCAAAGACCAGCTTACAGCATATCTCAAGCACGGGCATTTATAAACCCACCAACGCAGAAGCTTGGGCGGGAACCAATATCCTCACGAGCCTGAGGCACCATCCCGAAGAGACTCGGGCGGCAGTCGTGACCATGATTAACAAGACGGTTGAATTCATCGACGCAAAGAAGACCCTTCATTCATTCGAGGATATGGCACTTTGTGCAGAGACCATCTTCGAGGTGTTCCCGGTTTTGAAACTGGAAGAACTTCGCTTAATTTGCGAGAGGATGAAACAAGGATATTACGGCAATTTCTACGAGCGACTCAAAATTCAGGAGTTTCGCGATTGCATTATCAAGCATGAAGAAGAACGAGCCTCCATCCTTGAGGAACAACATAAGACCATAAGTCGAGGAGCGGAAAACCCAACGAAGGTAAAAGAATACGATCCCGAACAAGCCAAGCTCGAATGGCGCATGAAGAACAACCCCTTCTTGATACCCGGAAAAAATGACAGTAGCAAAGGCGAAAGCTAAACTCGACAAGATATTCTCGCAATTCATCCGGCTGCGTGCGGTCAATGATGAAGGGTGGGGAGCTTGTTTCACTTGCGATCGCTTGCGCCATTACAAAAGCGCGGACGCTGGGCATTTCATGGTACGGCAAAAGATGCCCACCCGCTTCGATGAGTTGAACGTTCAATTCCAGTGTAAAGCTTGCAACGGATTCGAAGGGGGAGCACAATACGAATTCGCGAAACGCCTCGACGAACTACACGGAGAAGGGACAGCGGATCGTCTTGTTCGGTTGAGCAACGAAACAAAGCGATTCAGCGTTCACGAGTTGGAGGCACTTTGCAAAATATATAAGAAGAAAGTCGATGAACTCAGGAAGTCGAAAGGGTTGGAATAGCTTCTTAACGAAGCATTATTCAAAACTTGTTCGCATCGCTCGACGATGGACGGACAGCCCTTCCGACCTTGTACATCACACTTATCTTCGATGCATCGACAAACGCTTTCCCGATGGGGACAACGAAACCGCTCTCGGGTACTTTGTCAAGGCGATGTATAACGAAGCCACGAGAGGTAAATTCAAAGACATATATCACGTAACAGATGCCGACCCCAAAGAACAAGCCTTCGAAAACGATTGGACAAAAGCAATCCAACGAGAGCAAATGCAACTCATCCTCGACCGCCTCTCCTGGTTTGATAGAACCATCTTCTCTTTATACCTGCAAGGGTGGAACATGGCTGACGTATCTCGACGGTCTAGCATTGGAGAATCGACCCTTTATCGCTCACTACACATCACCCGAAAAATCCTGAAAGATGTTCTTCGTAACAGCTCAAAAGAGGAATGACCGCCTCACCATATGCAAAGGGTGCGAACACTTCGTCGAATCGACCAAGAGTTGCGGAGACCTCGTGACGGAAGCCTTCACCGATTCGGAGTTGTGCGGATGTCATATGCCAACGAAAACACGTCTCAAGGTTGCCTCGTGTCCCCTCGGTAAATGGGAAGCGGAGATAAAACAAAAAGACATCGAAGCAATCAAGACCTTTCTCAAGACCGAGAATCAATTCAGAACAAACGGACAGCTTGCGCAGCTTTATTCGAAGGTCACCGGAACGAACACCCAAGCGAGCCAATGCAGCTCGTGCAACCGTCGGATGCTTGCGGAGCTTCAAAAACTAGTAAACGAAACAGAATGAAAACAGTAACAAGCGTAAGCGGTGGTCAATCCTCCGCATACATAGCGGCAAACTACCCCAGCGATTGTCTTGTCTTTGCGTTGGTAACTACCGAAGACCAGAAGTGCAAACATCCGGATCCATACCTTCGGAAGCTGGCAAGCGATAAAATCGGACGAGAGTTCATCGGCACTTTAGAAGACGATGTCATCATTGAAACCATGCTCGAACTCGAACAATGGCTTCAACAGGATATTGATTGGGTAGTCGGTGAGCCGTTTGAGAAAGTCATCGAGCGCAAATCCAACTACCTTCCAAACCTTATGGCGCGGTACTGCACTACCGAGATGAAAATTGAGCCGATGTTCCGCTGGTGGAAGGAAACAATTGGCGAGCCTGTCGAGATGCAAATCGGGTTCAGGCAGGGCGAAGAACGCAGGGCAAAGAATATGCTTGATAAATGCGTGGATGGATTACGACAGTACAAAAAAACGGGATGGCAAAAACCCGCATTTCCTTTAATTGATAACGGAATTAAACGCGATACAATTGTAAAGTATTGGGACGATATACCCGTTCCATTTGCTAAACAAAATAACTGCGTCGGATGCTTTCATCGAAACCCTCTCGTCCTGCGAAAGAAGTTTGACGAACATCCAAACAAGATGCAATGGTTCAAAGACCAGGAGGCAAAAACGGGCAACCGTTGGAAAAGCGAATTGAGCTATTCAGACATAGAAAAACACAGACCACAACACGAAATCAATTTCGAAGAGTGGAGTTGCGATTCTGGGTATTGCGGACTATAAACGAAACAGAATGAGTTATACCACAACAGAGAGGGAAATCATCGCGGAGAACATCCGGCAATTTCTCAAGCAAGACCAGAAAGAGAAATTCGAACAGCAGCGTTTCAGCGGAGATCCATTCCTCGTGAAGCGCCTTCTCCCCATGACACAATACGACAAGGAGAATCTCGAGAACGTGGCAAGAGATGTTGAGGGTCGTATATTGCACCCATGAGAAACGCAAGAAAAGCCCTCCTCCATGCGAAGAACTTCCTTCTCATCACGGAGAACGATAAAGCAATCCGACTCCATGCCGGGGACGACCCCGCAACTTTACTTCTAACCTTAGCCGTCCACAACGATGAATTCAGATATACCCTTGAAGCCGTTATTGAGCAAGCCAATGAAACTCTCGGAGATAACTCCGAACGCGAAGAACCCCCGACTGATTAAAGAAGAGCGATTCAAAAAGTTGGTGACCAGCTTGGAGAATCTTCCAGACTTTACCGCGATTCGTTCAATCATATTAGACGAAGACAAGAATATTATCGGGGGAAACATGCGCTACCGCGCGATGAAGCACCTTGGATGGAAGACGGCTATTGTTCAGGTGTATGACCGTGAATATCACGCGGAAACAAAAGCGGCTCTTGAACTGGGTAAATCATACGAAGATGTCTGTCGAGAGATGGTCATCCGTGACAACGTAGCATTCGGAGAACATGACTTCGACATACTCGCCAACGAATACGATCCACTTGAACTCGATGAATGGGGTCTCGATGTATGGCAACCTGAAATTGATCCTGACGCATTAGGCGACGAGTTTAGCCTCGCGGACGGAGATAAACCACCGTTTCAATCCTTGACGTTTACATTAGCCGATGAGCAAGCTGAGTTCATTAAAAACGCGCTCGCGGACGCAAAAGGACTCGAGGAATTAAAATACATCGAAACAATGGGCAACGACAACAGCAATGGCAACGCCCTGTATTTTTTAGTATCACAATGGGCAGAGCGAAGGATATAATTGTAAAAGTAATTCCGTCTAAATTGGCGAATGAATTTGTCAAACGTCATCATTACTCCGGCAAGGTGGTGAACAACAGCGTGCTTCACTTTGGGGCTTTTCTTGACGGCAAATTGGGCGGGGTAATGCAGTACGGAAACCCTATCGACAAAAGGAAAGTGTTGCCATTAGTTAACACTTCCAACAATACAATAAATCAAAAATGGAACGAGATGTTGGAATTGAACCGAATGGCGTTCGCTCCAATACTACCCAAGTATTCCGAGTCACGTTGCATTGCGGTTACAATTCGAATGATCCGCAAAAACGCTCCGCACGTTAAATGGTTGCTATCATTTGCAGACGGCACACAATGCGGTGATGGAACAATTTACAGAGCCTCGGGTTTCAAACTAACGCAAATAGGAAAAAACACAACAATCGTTCGGCTTCCTTCTGGTGAAGTCATGGCTAACCACGGCACCAGTAAAAAACTACAAAAATACGCCAATTCAGTAGTGGCTAATAAAACGCTTGACAATCCCAACTTTAAAAATGAAGGCATGAGTTCGGGCAAATTTAAAAAAATGGGCGTTAAACCATTGCCTGGTTATCAGTTGCGTTATATTTACATAATTGACAAAACAGCTCAATTGAATTGCCCGAACATCCCGTTCTCCAAAATCAAAGAACAAGGAGCGGGTATGTATAAAGGAGAGAAAACAGGCGGTTAAAGCATTGTGGCGATGCGCTTGACATCCAGTCAAGAGAGGGAGGTTCGATTCCTACCTTACCGCTCTAATTCCGTGATATGGAAGCGTTAAAAACGAACAAAACGAACACCAAAAAAGAAGCGATGCTCGAGGCTCTCGAAAAGTCACTTGGTATCGTTTCCACTGCGTGCAAGATGGTCGACCTCGGAAGAACGACTCACTACCAATGGATCAAGGATGACCCCAAATACAAGAAAGCGGTCGACTCAATCCAAGACGGCGTTCTCGACTTCGCAGAATCGCACCTTTACAAGCTCGTAAAGGAAGGCAACCCCGCAGCGACGATATTCTTCCTCAAGACCAAAGGCAAGAAGCGCGGATATATCGAACGGCAAGAGATAGAGGTAACAGAGAAGAAGCCGCTCTCGTGGTTGGATGACTAAATTTATTTGGTATATTTGACAAAACAAACGAACATGAATCTTCATCTTTACAGCGTACCAGGTTTATTGGGTTTACTTCGAAGTAGCAAGGCAGACACAAAGCAAATGATTGAGAAGGAGATACAGAAGAGGGAAAAACAAAACGGTAGAAAGTACCCTCGTCCTTGGTGAAACTACCCGCGACATATTACCACGTTAAAGAATGCAAGTCGAAGATTCAAGTCCACCAAGGCGGGACACGATCCGGGAAGACGTACTCCATCCTCACGGCACTCATAGAGCTTTGTCATAAGAACTCGGGACTCGTCATCACGATTTGCCGGAAGACATTCCCCGCACTTCGAGCCACAGCGATGAGGGACTTCTTCGAGATACTCAACAAGGAAGAGATATACAACCCCGACCTCCACAACAAGAGCGATGCAACCTATCAACTCTGGGGGAATATGGTTGAGTTCATAAGCATCGACCAACCCCAGAAGGTAAGAGGACGCAAGCGAGACGTTCTATTCATCAACGAAGCCAACGAGATAAACCTTGAAGATTGGCGACAACTCCTCCTCCGAACCACGGGGAGAGTATTAATCGATTACAACCCATCAGACGAATTCCATTGGATCTATGAAGAAGTCATCCCACGAGAAGACGCAGAGTTCTTCCGAACCACGTACAAAGACAACCCGTTCCTCCCTGAAAGTGTGGTCATGGAAATTGAGCGGTTTAAAACAGCAGACGAGAACTTTTGGAAAGTATACGGTCTCGGAGAACGAGGAACATCACAATCCACCATCTTCACCCACTGGAAAGAAATAAACCAAATCCCAAATGAATACAAACTCCTCACAACGGGCGTTGACTTCGGATATACAAACGACCCAACCGCCATCGTGCGAGTCTATACCGACGGGCATGGCTTCGCAGTCGACGAACTCTGCTACGCGACAAGACTTACGAATTCAGATATTGCAAAAGTCCTCCGAGATAGTGGAGTCGATAGATCGGATGTTGTCATATGTGACTCCGCAGAACCCAAGAGCATCGACGAGATACATGCTTACGGATTCAATACTCACGGAGCAAGAAAGGGAAAGGATTCGGTTAAAAATGGAATCCAATTCCTCCATTCGCGACCGCTTCTTGTCACGGCTCGGAGTGTGAACCTCATCCGGGAGCTTCGCAATTACAAATGGAAGGAGGATAAGAACGGGAAGCAACTCAATGACCCGGTCGATTCATTCAACCACGCGATCGACGCGATGAGGTACGCAATCACATTCAACCAAACGAACCCGAACTTCGGCTCTTACGCCATTGGGTAAGGAAATCAACAAGAACAAGTTTATAAGATGATGGAACTCAAACTCCCGCACCGATGGTCTGACCTCTCACTCGGAGAACTCCAAGTCATGATGACCGCAGACAACCCCCTCGAGAAGATATCCATCTGCTCGGGGCAATCGGTGGAGAAACTCCGGGGGATGCCTCAGAAGCTAATAGAAGCCGCCTCAGCGCATCTCGACAATCTACTCACCCAAGAGACCGCACGACATGAGAAAGTCGTTGAGATGGACGGAAAACGATTCGGCTTTATTCCGAACTGGGATGAGTTCACCGCGGGCGAATGGATCGACATGGAAAACCACCTCGAGGATTTTTGGAAGAACGCTCATAAGATTACCGCTCTGCTCTATCGAGAGGTGACTTACGAACTCGGAGACAAATACGAGATAAAGAAGTACACCGCCAAAGAAGATGCAAGCATATTCGAAGAGATGCCCGCTGACCTTGTATCGGGGATGCTGCTTTTTTTTTGGACTTCCAGAAATCAACTGCTTCACGATATGCAGTTCTCTTTGCTGGAGGTAGCGGACAAAGCGATCCAGTCGGTGAAAAATGGGGATGGTACCATCTCCTCTATTCCCTCTCCGGAGAAGACATCCTCAAGATGGACGCGATTACGGAACTCCCTGTTCAAGTCGTATTCCAACACCTCAGCTATTTAAAAGACCGAAGCTCACATGATCACGTTCAATAACATCGTCGAAAGGTTCGAAGACTTCGCGACGAGTCACTTCTTCATTAAGTCATTCTCTTTCGGTTCTCCGGATGATGTAGACCTCGCGAAATTTACGGAGTTCCCGTTGATGCATTTGGTGTACACCGGGGCGACATACGACACCGGAACGAAGACTTACAACATCGAGGTCTATATCCTTGACGTTCCCGCGGATAAGACGGATAAAGTAGAACGACAACGAGAGGTCGTATCCGATGCAGAGCAATGCGCAGAAGACATCATAGCAGATATCCGGATGGGTGGAAATATCTTCACGTTCGCCCAGGATTATGAGGTCGTAAATGCGACAACAACCCCACTTGAAGAAGAGACGAAGAACGTCCTCTCGGGAGTGCTCTTGGATTTGTCGGTTGCGATCCCTTACGAGTGGGACGCTTGTAACGCTCCGATTGACGGAGTATCTCCCGAAGGTGGAGACGAGCCGTCATACGCTCGACGCGGCTTCTTGCGTATGTTGACGCTCGATGGCTCGACCGATGTTCTTAGCGTTCGCACAATCAAAGTCACCAACGGCACGCTCACCGATGATGGAGACGGGGTAGTAACCTTGAACACGGGAGGGGTGGAAACCCTCGACGACTTGACCGATGTTGATATCATCAGCCCCGACCAAGGCGATGTTCTATCTTACAACTCGGGCGTTCAGAAGTGGATGGTCAACGGGGGTCTGCAAGAGCTTCTCGCACGCTTTAAAGCAAGCGGAACAGGGGCGCAAGTATATGACACCCTCAACGACACAACGAAGGGATATATCGACATCCTAGCCAATAGCGCAAAGATGAAAGTCAACCTCTCGGGATTGACAGTGACCGAAGCCTCTCCTGGGGTTATGTCGTTCTCGGTTGCAGCGGGTACCGAAGGAAACGAATTGGAGTTCGAGGCGATGACCATCGAAGGGAGCGACGCTGTTTCGACGGTTGCAGACATCAACTTCAAACAAGGCTCGCTGACGTATTGGGAGAACTCCACCGGTAAGATTTGGCTTCGTGCTCCGAACGTGGGAAATATCACGGTTCTTTTCCCAAGCTCAGGCGGTACGCTTGCACTCACAACAGATATCCCGAACGTACCTGTTGACTCGGTAAATGGTCAAACGGGAGTTGTTGTTTTGGATACGGGAGACATTGACGAGAACGGGAATCTCTATTATACAGAGGCACGCGTTGCAGCGAATGCCGCTGTCGCAGCGAATACGGCAAAGGTTGGGATCACTACCCAACAAGCCGCAGACATAACCGCAAACAATGCGAAGGTCGGAATCACCCCGACTCAAGCGGGAGAGATAACCGCGAACACGGCAAAGGTTGGAGTCATTGCGGGAGGTACTACGGGACAAGCTCTCGTAAAGGCTACGGGAACGGATTACGATGTCGAGTGGGCAGACATTGCAATCGACACCCAGTATCACGATCGCTTCCAAACAGACGCGGAGACTTTCCGAAGCGGAGCCACGGCAACAACAGAACTCTACTATACAGCCAAAGCGGACGGGGACGGACTCGCGCAAAGCGCATCGAGCGACACCCCAACAGCGGGGAAGATTATCAAGAGGAAGATATATTACTCAGAGGCAGCGTTCGCGGATCCCGACACGGGGACTTGGGTTGAGTTTACACCCGCACCCGCAGACGACGCTTCATTCGCTACGGTCAAGGCGGCTCTCTTGGAGTATCTCAAAGCGAGGACGGG